ATAGCTACAGCAATGGGAGAAGCATATGCTACATTTATTAATGAATGGAAACAGAATGCTAAGGTCGGTTGGATGACGGCATCGACTGACAACCTTACAAAAAATCATTTTACAAGTAGCTTAACTGTTGACGTTGGATCGGCGGTAGCTGAATTTACTAAAACTAATTCTAACGAAAAATACATAAAGCCAACGTTTAATACAACAGTTAAATCGATTCAAATAAAAACGGCTAAAGGTTTAAAGGTTCCGACGTTAAATAAAACTGAGGTAATATGGACGTCCGCTCCAGCTATATGTAAATCAATAAGCGCACTAAATCATCAGGAAATGTTTAAACAACTTGAAACAGTAACTTCGAAGGTTTATGCGGATGGATTGACGATTGAGAGGATGAAGGATATGAAATTAAACGATAAGCCGGCTTTTGATATGGACGAAACCAAAAAAACTATGGGAAAAGCGTACTGGCCATATCGGGCCAGTTATATAAATGGAGCTAATTTGAGTCAAACAATTCTTATGTGGGACGGATCAAACTTAAAGTATAATATGAGCTCTCCTCCAGCATCAAGTTCACTTGGGGGAGGACTTACACCTAAGGATTTCCCAGAGGACCCGAAACGATTGCTGAATGAAAGCCTTACGAAGAAGTTTGTTTTCTATACTGTGACTGATTTTGTTAAAGGAGGAGGCCAGCCATATACAGAATTTACAACGACTACGGTAAGCGTTCCAATAGAAGGAGGAGAAGAGGCAGTTCAAGTAACTGATGAATTGACATCATTGCCCGGATTAGATGCACTATTTGGTCAAGGAAAGGATAAACCAGATCCAACAAAGGAAAAAGCTATCCTTGAAGCATTGAACCAGATCCTTGGACAGTATTCAAAAATAACTTCGATTAAGGTTCAAGGATCCGCATCGTGGGAATGGACTGCTGGCGCAAGAGATGATAAACAGAACATGGCACTTGCAACAAGACGAGCCCAATGGTTTGTTACAAAAATTGGAGCGCCGAAGGGCGTACAGGTCTCATTGGCTGGGACACCGGCAGTAGTTCAACCAGATAATAATGTAAATACTGCACCTGAATGGAGGGTAGTTAACTTCTTTATAACTGGAGACAGGGTTGAAAAAAGAAAACTACCTACTAAATGGATCAATGTGACTGAGACTGGTGAGGTTACTCTAAACTACGATGCGCTTACAATAAAAGAGTATACGGTCGCAGCTAGTTGGAAATCGCCTGGACTAGTTACGTCAATTGGTTGGGGAAAAGGAGAAGGTAAAGCTGAAGAAAAAGCGGCAGCAAAGGCTGAGAAAAAGGCAAATCGTGCAGTCAAGGAAAACCGAATCAAGTTTAAGGAATTAAAGCCTGAACAAGAGATCGTAATATTTGACAAATCGACTCCACCGAATGAAGTAGGGGGAACTGATACGAAAAAAATATTCGTAGTTGGACCTGGAACAGAAAAAGGCACGATGAAAGTCAAATTAATGGATTATACTGATCCTAATAATCCTAAATTAATAAAGGAAGTAGACATACCAGAAGAAAGATACGTTACTCATATTGAAAAAGCAACCCCTGCTGGAGAAGATAACATCTAGATCTAATAATTAGTTAAACAAAAAACCCATCTTTTAGATGGGTTTTTTTATGAAGATGGGCTAGATTAATAATCCATTGAGATTGCCATGTAGCTCTTTCCGCCAAAGTCACCAAATACTATTGAGTATTTAGTAAACTCCCAACTCTTAATGTCCATTTTCTCATTGATAAGGTTCGCCTTGACTCTTGAGATCAAGTGAGATAATGGAAGATCACATATTGATACTTGATCATTTGGTACTGAGTTTAATGTTCGAAACTGAACTCCACTATATGAATCAGCATCTGCGCTCTTTTGAATTTTCTTTATTGCATAATCATGACAATTAGAGTCAAAGGAACTAGTAAGTTCAATGTTGCCAAGCTCAGCCTTAATTAAGGAATCGATTGAGTACTTGATACGTGCAATCCTTTCAGACTTATCTTTAACTTCGGTAGAATCTAACTCGTTAGATAATGATACGTTAGAGGTAAATATTCCTCCGATGATCGATAGGGTTAAAATTAACTTTTTCATGGCTTTAAATTTAATTGGTTATAAAGATAATATACAAAAAATTCTTTAAGATTAAAAAGATAAATAATAAAAAAATAAAAGTATAATGGCAAATCCAGTTATGAACTATAACCAGTTTATGGCAGCATTCAAAAAGGCTGAAGCGGGATACCGTGGAAAAGCTAACGTTGCGGCAAACGATAGATCGGGTTCGATGAAGATCAATCAAGGTTTAGTTGAAGGTCCAGTTAAGGGAAAAGGAACTCCTCAACTTGATAAGTATACTAAACAATACATGACTACTGCAAAGAACAAGAACGTGGTAGGTAAGAAGAAGTAATTAATAAAATCTAAGACCAATGAATAGAGCTATCATGAGATTTGAGCAATACGCTCTACTTGAAAAGAAGGGCGATCTTAAGAAGCTAGTCGGTAAGGACGAGGATGAAGAGCTTACGATCAATGATGCCAAGAAGATTGGTGTCAAGGTCGCTAATATGGAAGGAGAGGACAAGAAAAAATACGTCGGTATCATCAACTTTTTAGGGGCTTCATGTAACATCTATAACGAGCTTTGGAAGAACTATAAACGAACGAGAGATCGTAAAAAAGACTAATGGATAAAATTTTTGAAAAGGCGTATTCTGATGAGGCTAGTTCAAAAGACGGAGGTTTCATCTTTCAAGCAATCCTAAACTACGACCTTTCGTGGTCAATCGTCAACGGTGAGACTGCGCTCGATCAAAAAAATATCCAGGGCTGGCTTAAACAGGTAGACGTCTTTCCAGACATGCGTTTTGAAGAGGGCCATGCCACTCTTACTTATGTCATCTTAAGTGAAGTAAATCTACTTAAAAGAAAGTTTGAGCTTGCCAGTGAGGCGATCAAGAGACTACTCAATCCGGACTATGCTCGAGAGATGGACGGTTTACCTGCTGAGGTGACGCCAGAAGAAGAGACCCCTAAACCGGTTGAGACTGACCTGACTGACGACGATTGGAACAATCTATTACCGGCTGGTCCAAATCCTCCATTGGGGCTACCTGAACCGCAAAAGAGAATCGGTCAAGGTCAAGTGTCTCTGCCTTCAGGGCCGCCTGCTCCACTCGGTCTTCCACAGGCAACTTCTGAATCAAGAGTGGACGAGGTTTTATTTACCACAAAGCTGACTTCTGCTCAGATCAAGGCGATCAACGATAAGTATTTTAGCAACACACACTATGAGGTAAGGTTTACGGTAGATCGAATGGTCTTACGTGAGGTCTCGACCAGCGGGCTTGATACAGGTTCACCTAACGTGACTCTTAAGTTATCTACTGGCATGGTGGACACGCTTGACGGCAAGGCAATCAATAGCTGGGACGGATTTAAGGTAAAGGTGTCGGGTAAAAACACCCTAATCAATAACGAGTCTTTAACGATAGACAACACGACCGAACCCAAGATCTCTGAGATCATGGTATACGATCCTATCGAAAACGTGAATGAGCTGATTTTTAGAACTATCTTACCTTCCTTAGTATTGGAATTCAAGGGAGACCGAGTACAGATAGATAACTACTCAAACCGATCTTCTCAAGTATCGATCAGATCTAACATTGATTTTGAAAACCTATTTAACATTGAGGAGGCGCCTGCTTCTGAAATAATAGACACTGAAGAGGGAGAGGATCTTGAACAGGAGAATACTGAAGAAACACAGGAACCAAGGGTGCCCGAAAAAAATATTGCTCAACCGCAAAATAAATAACTAAAATAATCGATACACAATGGCAGGTTTACCATATTGGACCAATTCAGCCGCGGCTCGATCATACTATGAACCGATCTATAAGAATCAGTTTGAGGTGATCTTGAACCCACCGACAGTAATCTCCGGTAGCAATGTAGCTCTTTTAGTGGAGCACGTGACCGAGATTTCAGGTCTGCCTGAAATCAATTCTAGCGGAACGTTAGTTGAACAGACTTACAAGTTTGCAAAAAGATCCTTTGCTGGAGGAATTCCAGACACCACAACTGCTGACTTGACTATCAAGTTCACAGTCAACTTAAATGAAGAGAATGACGCATACGTTTATAATATCCTTAGAGCATGGAACGATATCGTTTACAATCCTCAAACGGGTAGTCAGGGATTAAAAAGAGACTATGTGGGTTCGATGTCAGTTCACGTGGCTAATAAGACTGGTGAGATCTTTAGAGAGTGGAATTTTCAATCGGTTATTCCAAACGATAAATTAACTGAACTTTCACTAAATTATACTGAAAACGGTATTTATGATGTACAGATGAAATATCGATCAGACTACTGGGTGGAAACCAGAATAGGTCAGATTAACGTATAAAAAATCGAGATAAAAATGGAAATGTTTGATACACACCGTCGAGATATCTTAAATTTCGATAATTATATGGACCTTAAGAAACCTGGATTCGGTGGACCCAGCTCTGCGATTGAATTAAGAGATGCTCGAGGTAATATGAATGATCGTGATCCTAAACTTAAAGGGTTTAGACGAACAGTTGAGAGAGACCCTGCTTTTTCTCATCCAGTATACGATCCTACTTACAAGGCAATGACCGGAGATCTTGTATACAAGCAAGAAAAGAAGAAGCCGTTTACCTATGACGATCGAATCACTGGAATTCCAGTAGTGGAGATCGAACCGGTAGAAGAGGGCAGAGCCTATTCTTCATTTACTAGATTCATTAACGAAGAGGTAGATGATGAGTTAGAAGACGAATTGGATGCTGAATTAGAAGATGAGTTAGAAGGAGAGTATGAAAAAGACTCAAATGATTGGAGCGAAGATGAATATCGTCAAGAGGCAACTGCTTTCAATAATACGGCGTCAGACTTGCGTCAGATCGAGGCAATGCTTAGAAGATTTGAAAATGGAGAAGAGTTTGAAGAAGAGGCGTTTGGTATGAATCCGATGGAGGACGAAGAGAGCCCGTTTGGAGAGGTACCTGACTGGGTAAAAGAGTTAAATCAAAATCCCGAAGATTCCGAAGGATATTGATTACAAACCTCATAGCAATATGAGGTTTTTTGTTTTATATAGTTATTGTTGAGACAATATCAATAGGAAGGTCTAATGGGTCCGGATCGTTTGGCGAGAGGATTATGCTATACTTAAATTCAAATTCTGGATATTCGCTAGTGATAAAATCTATCGTATTTAAGACAGCTGATTTAGAAAGGTTTGAGTTTAAGTAGATTATTCGACCGTATTTTTCGTTTTTTACGCTAATCGCCTTGTCTAATAGTTTCTTGATCTCATAATTTAGCAGGAAAGACTGCACCTTATTTGGAACAATAAATTTTGTACTAAACTTATCTTTGATTAGCTTGCTTACGTTTAGAATATAATCGCTACGATCCTTTCGACTAAATGTCAAGATAAAGCTTTTATAGTCCTTAACAAAAACGATCGATATCTTTCTCTTTTCCATTTATATGTCTAATTTTACCACGTCGATGTTAGCTGCGCGTAATATCGTGATACCGGAAACATCCCTATATGTTTCACGATAAATTACTAGTTTTATGCCAGCTTGAATGATTAGTTTTGAACACTCTTTACATGGAGAATAGGTCACATAGAGAGTGGCACCATCTGTGCTCTGTGTGGATCGAGTCACCTTCATCATTGCATTGGCCTCAGCATGTAGCACATACCAATTGGTGTCTCCATTTGCGTCTTCGCAATCGTTTGGAAAACCCTTTGGGGTGCCGTTAAACCCGTCTGAGATGATTGTACCGTCCTTAACGATTAACGCACCTACCTTCTTACGTTTACAACAAGAAAGATTAGACCATTCAGTTGCCATCTTTAGATAGGTGATGTGATATTTAAGATCCTTATTCGTCATCCTGTTATCTAGATTTATTAAGCATGTCTGGCATGAATAGGTTGGCGATCGCAACTATTGCTACCCATTGATTGTAATTAATTGGTGCACCGAATACTTTTGATAATTCATTCCAATCATATAGGAAATAACAAACAAGAGCAGTTACAAGTAACTTAAATACAGCTAGGATGATAGGCGGTATCGTTTTTTTCATAAATTTATGTTTTTAAGAATCCAGTCATATAACGGATCAGTCAATTCGACAGATTCGTCTTGACTATCGAATAGGGACTTAAGGTTTAGAGTCGGGGTGCCTTTAATATTAATTAAGTCTAAGTCAACTTTAGGAATCTCTACTGACTCAAATTTACGAGTAATCATCTTTTTTGCAATATCAAAATGACGTTCATAGATGTGGGAGGAATTAGAGATGTGAGTATAAGTACCTAATTCCAATTCAGGATAACCTGCATTGTGACGAAGATGATTAAGCATCTGCGATTGTAAGATTGCAAAAAATGCGATATCTGTCGGTAGCCCTAGAATGACGTCATTACTTCGCATGCTTACAGTGAAATTAAGTCGATTATCTCTAATCTGAAAGATGCCATACATTGTGCACACAAAATCCCTATTGCCTGACCTTTGATGAATGGGCAGATTAAAGTGCAGGACAGCCTGTCGTGAATCTTTATCTTGTGTTAATGATTCTAATGCCCAGTGGTATTGGGTAACACCATGCTCATTCTTGTTATTAAAGAGAAGGTAACCGTATGATGAGTTTACTGTATCATCATCGTTTTTAATGGATTCCCAAAACTTTGCAAATTTTGAGATATATTCAACGTCGTTTCTACCCATGAAATACCATAAGAATTCAGCAGCAATGTACTTGAATTGAGAAGACCTAAATTCATTAGTATAGAGACAAGAAAGAGGATTTTCGATAACTAGAGCAACATCACAGATCTCATTGATCTTCATGTCCCGAGGCTGAGTCACATATTCGGGTTCATTGATTAATTCATGCAACAGTTCTTCATAGACTGCTGCAAATGTCTCAGATTGAATTATTACCATAACTTAGTTTTTATTTTTATACAAGTAATGATTAAAAAGTTTCGATATTTTATAACTTTAAGAGGATTTGATGATAGTCATCTCTGAAAAGTGATCCTTTTGAGAGACTTGAACTTTACTGTCAAATAATTCTTCTGGCAGAGCCTCATGTGAGACCACAAAGATGGTCAAGCCATATTTTGTAGAATAATCTTTTAATATTGAGATGGCACGATACACGTTTGTTTTATCTAATGAACTAAAAATCTCATCTAGGAACATCACATTTATGGTACTGTGTTTCATCTTGATTATTTCGATAAAAGCCAATAGCACGATCAAGTTCATCTTTTTTCGCTGGCCGCTAGAGAGACTTTCTGGGGAGATCTGCATGCCTAAGTATGTGATGTGAGGATCAAACTCATTATCGAACTCAAATGAAAACTTAAATTCTAGTTTTTCAGAAATATCAAGTATCCTTGCGTTTAGAGTAGGAATGATTTTATCGATCATGTCTCTTTTTATTCCAGAATCAGAAAGAAGATCGTCTAGACTTAGGTAGATGGATCGAGTCTCATTTAATTTAGAAAGCTGAATCGCTTCTTGCTCTATTTGAGAAGTCAGGCTACTGATTATCGAAGAGACAGAATCTATTTCATCAGAATCATCATTTTGTTGGGCAGACTTAAGTTCTCTTTCAAGAGATTGTAATTCTGCTTTGAGATCAGAATAGTTGGAGTCAATGTCGCTCTGACCAAGTAAGAGTAGAGTAGATTCTTCGTTTAGAGAGTCAGCGACCTTTTTTTGATCTTCTAGGCTTGTTTCTAAACTCTTGATTTTAGACTTAATTTTTTCTTTTATCTCAATTGAAGAATCAGATTTTAGATCATTTAAACAGTGAGGACACCTATTCTTAGCATAGATTAAAAGCTTAGTATTAAGGTCTCGAATATCTGATTTTGTTTTGGCTAATTCCTGTTGTGCAACGGTGCTCTCTTTACTCTTTGCTGAAACCTTTTCTCGATATTCATTTTTAGTAAGTAGAGCAGAATCAACCTCCTTCTTCTTACTCTCAATATCGAGAATAAGTCGATCGGTGATCTCTTCCTTCTTTTTAGCTAATTTTTCCTTTAAAGAAGCTAATTGGGTCGCATACGAGTCTAAGTTAGTTTGACCAGTTTTTAGAGTTGCTGAAATTATATCGATTTCTGATTTATTATCTCGAAGTTGTTCTTTAACTTTGGATCTCATGTCAGATAGTATGTCAATGCCAAATATTCGATCTACTATTTTTCGCTTATCGTCTTTGCTTAGACTGACGAATGATTTAAAATCATCAAACGAAAGACTTATGGTATTACAAAAGACTGTAAAAGGTATTCTAGCTAATTCGTCTTCGATAAACTCATCTACTTTTCTCTTATCGGGCAAGTTAAATTGAGCACCGTTTATCTTGATATCGCTAAAGTTTGGATCTATTCCTCGAGTCAGCTCAATCTGCTCACCAGAATTAGTCACAAACTTTACGTTTGTGTATGCATTACGATTGATCCAATTGGGAATGTCTTTTATTTTTCGAATAGCTGATCGGCCGTATACTGAAACGGTTAGTGCTTCCTTAATGGAAGATTTACCGGCACCGTTTTCTCCCTCAACTAAGATGAGTCTTGGATTA